CAGCAGTACGAATTCGCCGAAATGTCTTGCAAATACGAAACATTGCACTGCCGGGTCGATGTGGGCATCGACCCCTACAGGGTGCAAATGGTAATTTGAAACGGCTCGATAAACTGGAATTTGAACGACTGCAAAAAAGAGAGTGCCGGTTGGCACTCTCTTTTTTTGTTATCTCAGGGGGAAATCATCGGGCATCAGCAGGTGCTGCAGGAGATAGATCACATCGTCTTCATCGACGACATCGTTGTTATCGTCATAGTTAACCTGCTCGGTTACCGTGAAATCCTCCGGCATCAGCACGTGCTGCAACAGGTAGATCACATCGTCTTCGTCAAGGGTCTCGTTGCCGTCCAGATTGCCGGGCAAACGGTCCAGCTTCTCAACAGCCAGAACCTCCCCGCAGGTGGTGCAGGTGGTGACCTGCTCGCCATCTTCGGTGTAGGTGGGCTCCTTGGTCACAGTGGTTTCAGGGCTGTGGCCCAGCTTCGCCACTACCTCGATATAGAGCACCTGCTTACATACCGTACAAATAGCAGTCTTTTCGCCCTCTTCCGTACAAGTAGGTTCCTTTGTCACTTCTGATCGTACAACGTGGGGCAGCTTTGCAACAGCCTCTACAGTGGTCAAACCGCAGCCATTTTCACAGGTATAAGTGCGCACGCCGTCATCGGTGCAGGTGGGTGCAGTGGTTACAACGCCGGCATCCATCTTATGTCCCAGCATGGCAACTGCCTCAGTCTTGACCTCGCCGCAGATGCTGCAGGTGTAAGTCCGAAGGCCGTCAATGGTACAGGTAGCCGGCGTGGTCACAACACCCTCGCCCCAATTGTGGTCGCAAACCACTGTCAGCTCCAGTGCGTTCACAGCCGCCACCAACGCGCCGTCACTGTTACGGACAGATACAGTGGGCGTTACCGTGGTCTTGCCAAAGGCTGCAGAATCCTTTACCTTCATCTGAATCGTAAACAGGGTGCCGGATACATCGGTAGCTGCAGTATACATGAAGCTGCCGCTGAGCTTGCCGCCAATATAGCCCACATTTTCCAGCATAGTGCCGTCCAGGGGACACTCGCCGCCTACAAACTCAAAAACCTCAGTGTCGTAGCAGCCATCCAACGAAAAGCCACCGGATTTGCAATCCGCCAGATCAGGCACAGAAATTGCAAAGGTAACCACGTCGCCTCTTACGGCAGTGGTCTTGTCGGCCGTCAGGGTCATGGCAACCGCTACCACTTCCAGCTCCACAGCGTTAATACCTGCAGTCACCGCGCCGTCGCTATTGCGGATAGATACCGTAGGCGCAACCACGGTTTTACCAAGAGGTGCGGTATTCTTGACCTTCAATTGAATGGTAAAGAGGGTGCCGGATACATCGGTAGCTGTAGAATACATGAAGCTACCGCTGAGCTTGCCGCCAATATAGCCCACATTTTCCAGCATAGTGCCATCCAGGGGACACTCGCCGCCTACAAACTCAAAAACCTCAGTGTCGTAGCAGCCATCCAACGAAAAGCCGCCGGCTGTGCAACCGGCAATTTCGGGTGCAGAGATGGCAAAGGTCACCACATCGCCTGCCTTGACAATCGTCTTGTCTGCAGCCAGCGTCATGTTCAGATCCGCCGCCAAAACAGTGACAGCCAACACTACCACCAAAATGAAACAGCCAAGAATGGATATGGATTTTTTCATAATTTGTGCCTGCCTTTCAAGAATTCTATTTTTAATTTACCATTTACAATATCCAATGTCAACCCACCCCACCGGTAGTGGATAGCAAAAAGAGTACCGAAATGGCCAATGTCATTAAGTTAGTGTCATTGCGAACCAGTGACCGTGTCACTGGTGTGGCAATCTCCTTCTTAAGATGGGGATTCCCACGCCAGTGTGCTCTACTTCTTCGGAATGACCGCGTTTTTTAACTTAATGACATTAGCGGAAATGGCACTCTCTTTTTTCATTACTTTAAGGGGAAATACTCAGGCATCAGCAGGTGCTGCAGTAAATAAATCACATCGACCTCGTCGACCGTGCCGCTGTGGTCGTAGTCTACAGGCTGGTTGACAACAAACTCACCGGGCATCAGCAGATGCTGCAGCAGGTAGATTACATCGTCCTCGTCCACGACACCGTTGTTGTCCAGATCACCGGGAATGCCGTCATTGGTCGCACCACAGCTTGTGCAGACACCATTCGCAAAGCTATGACCGGTGGCAGGAAGTTCCTCATTTCCGCTGAGGAAAATGTCGCAGTCCTGGCAGAACAGGCCGCCGGTGTAGCCGGGCTTTTCGCAGGTAGGCGCTTTACCGGTTACCTCGTAGGCATCCGGGTGGTTCGTGGGCTCCAGCACCTCATGACCGCTGATGTATTCTTCACAGTCCTGACAGAACAGGCCGGCGGTATAACCGGGTTCTGTGCAGGTAGGTGCTTTGCCGGGTACGCTGTAGGCATCCGGGTGGAAGCATTCCACCTCCACACCGATGTGGGTGCTGTACAAGGTTGTGCCGCCGCCCAGGTCCATGATGTAAAGCTGGGGCAGGATCATGCCTGCGTTGGCAGCAGAGGTATAAGTGGTAAATCGGGTGGCGCTGTTGTTATACAGGAAGCGGCCACGGGTATCGGTTTCATTTTGAATGGTAGCTGCACCGTCGGTACCAATGGAAATGTCCCAGTTGGTAGTGCCGCTGCCCCAAGCCAAATTCTTCACAGAGGTTGCGCCCAACAGCTTGCCGCTGTCGTTTGCAAAGGTCCATGCGCCGCTGCTGCCGCCCAAGGTCATGATCTGGGCATCGGAGGGCAGAGAAGGAATGGTGTTTCCGGAGAAGGTGGCGTTCACCTTGCTCAAGTAGGAGCTGCTCAAGCTGCCGGCTACCGTTCCCTTTTCCTTACAGGCCATGACCACCTGCGCGCCTGCGTGCAGCTGGTCTTCCGCTGTGACCAGTGTCCACTGACCGGTGCCGGTGCCGTCGCCCTCACCTACATAGCTGTAGAGAGCATAGAAGGTGGTGTTTGCCACTACGGTATTATACTCTGCCCGGGGCAGGTAAAGGGTTGTGGGCTTTGTGCCGGTTTCCGTCACGGGAGTGGTTACCCAGCCCATGAAGGTGCAATCCTCAGGTGCATCGCCATCATGCGAAGGCAAGGTCACCACATCGCCCACATACAGTCCTGTGACCGAGTCGACCGTTTCACCGTTTTGTACATAAGTAACATAAGCGGCAGTTTTGGCCGCAAAATCGATACGCACGGTGCAGTCGGAGCTTGCCGCCACGGTGAATACGTTGCCGTCGCGGGTGACGGTGGCATTGCCTTTGGTCACGGTATAGCCGCTGGCATAGTAGCCGGTTTTGGGAGAAGCTGTAATCTTATTGCCGTTGAGTGAAACGGTGCCATGAGCGGTGTTGCCGGAAACGGCAGTAATGGTGTAGCTGCTGGAAGCGCCGCTGCCGGAGGGTGTTGCGTAATCGGAAGGCACGTCCTCGTTAAACAGAGCAAAACCCAGCTCGGGATAGTCAACAAATACGTTACGGGTACCGAGAATGGACTCGGTAGAGTCGTTTCTACCCAGTTCCCAGGTGTCAACCGGGTCTGCCTCCATCCAATCCAGCAAAACCTGCTTGCTTTCGAACACGCCGTCGGTGCCGAAAATGCCGTTGGGGTTATACTTGGAGCCTGTGTTGGTGCATTGCCATCGAACGTAAACATACAGAATGATTCTTGCCACGTCGCCCCGAAGGTCGTATTTGCCGTCCGATTCGTTGTTGGGGTTGTAGTAACCGGAGCTTTGACCGTAGGCCTTGTTGCCACGGCTGGAGTTTTCGCTGGTGGAGGTGGGGCGAAGCATCATCAGGTCATTTTCGCCGTTGCCTGCCTTGTCGCCCTTACTGTTGGGCCAGGTGTGCTCACGGTTCCAGCCGCCATTCCAGCTTGGTCCGATCAGCGTACCGGAATAAAAGGATGAGATTTTCTTAGTGGTCTTGCCGCTATTTTGGCAGTCGGTATACTGGAACAAATCCTTGGTGTCATTGTAGGAAGTAACGTAATCCTGATTGCTTTCCATCAGGCTGTGCAGTCTTTTGTAAAGCGCACTGGAGGGAACACCGGATTCCGTGCTGCTGCCGGACAGTGCCGCCAACGCTGCATAAGTAACGTTATTATCCTCGTAGAATTCCTCCGCCATGGGGGAAAGGAAGGTAGCGGTGGTGCCACGGGTACCCCAGTTCATAACGTAGCCGCCGGAATACACATAGTCCACCGTTGCCGCCTGGGCGGTAAGCTCTACCGCAGGCAGAAGGCTCAGGCAAAGTGTCAGTACCAGCAAAAATGCTGTCAGTCGTTTTGTCATTGCTTTCATTGCAATCTCTCCTTTTCGCAAAATGTCGCATAATATTCCATTTTCTGCATTATAGCACACATTTGTGCTGCATTCAATACATTTCTGCATATTTTTCCAGGAAAACAGCAGTATTACAATTGCTAATTATTTATAGATTGTATTACTTGATTTTCTATGCAAAAAGAGATATAATTTGAGGATACTAGTAAAAAGGGTAATTATGCCGTCATGAGGACGGATTTCACAGCCCGGGAGGTATTCCATGTCCCACCGTAAACCAAATAAAAAACGGTCCTTGCGACCGGTTCTCATAACCCTCATTGTTGTTCTTTCAGCACTGCTGTGCATTGCGCTTGTATTCCTGTGGAATATGCTCAATCCCAATGTGCCGGTGCTTACTGTAGAAGCCGGAAGTCAGCTGCCTTCCGCAGCTGCCTTTTTCCCCGACAGTAAGCAGACTGTTTTCTATCTCAGCGATACCGATGCCGTTTCTATGGACAAGCCGGGACGCTATGACCTGAAGATACAAAACGGCTCTGTAAAATATGACGCGGTTTTGCAGGTGGCAGACACTGTACCCCCTACTGCCACCGGGCAGGATGTGACTGTCTATATCCCCGGAGAGGTGACACCGGAAGCCTTTGTCAGCGAAATTCAGGATGCTACCCAGGTCAGTGTCCGTTTTGAAGCGCAGCCGGACATGGCTACCGAGGGCACACGGCAAGTTACGCTCATTCTGAAAGACCTGGGCGGCAACGAGACCCGGCTGCAGGCGCAGCTGACCGTGGTGGCTGACAAGGAAGCGCCTAAGCTCAGCGGTGTTCGGGACATCACCACCTATGTGGGCGATGCGGTTTCCTACCGCAGCGGCGTGTCCGTTTCCGACGACTGCGACCCCACCCCCAAGCTGGAGGTCGACAGCACAGGTGTGGATCTTTCTACTGTCGGTGCGTACACTGTGGTCTACCGTGCCACCGATGCCGCCGGCAACCAAACCGAGCAGCAAGTACAGGTAAAGGTGCTGGAGAAGCAGAAGAACCATGTTGATCCTCAGATCATCTATGAAGCGGTGGACAGCATTCTTGCCAAGATCACCACGGAGGATATGACCGACCGGCAAAAGGCAGAAGCCGTCTACGTTTGGACCCGTCTTCACTTTACCTACAGCGGTCACACCGACACCACCGACTATATCCAAAGCGCCTACCACTTCCTGACCACCAAAAAGGGTGACTGCTACGGCTACTTTGCTCTGCAAAAGCTGATGCTGGAGCGGATGAACATCCCCACCATCGACGTCCGCAAGGTCAAAAATTTCCCCTCGGACTCCAATCACTACTGGCTTTTGGTCAGTATTGACGGCGGCGAAAATTACTACCACTACGACAATCTGTGGTCCAAGTATCTGTGCCTTGTCACCGACAAGCGGCTCAATGCATTTTCCAAGCAGGTGAAAAACTGCTTTAACCGGGATGAATCCCTGTATCCCCCCACCCCCACCGAGGATCTGCCCAATGTGAATCAGCTGCCCTGGAACGATCCGAAGCTGGTCAACACCAAGCCTTGAGGTGCCTGATATGCAAAATATTCTGGAATATCTGGAAGCCACCGTCCGGCGCTGTCCGGACAAAACGGCTTTTGCTGACGAACAGACCCGGCTGAGCTTTCGTCAGGTTTATGACAGCGCACGCAGTGTGGCTACGACGCTGCACCGCATGGACTGCCACAAAAAGCCTGTGGTGGTATTTATGCGCAAGCAGCCTGCCACCCTGGCAGCCTTTTTCGGTGTGATCTATGCCGGCTGCTATTATGTGCCGTTGGATGACGAAATGCCCCGTCACCGGATCGAGCTGATCTTCAAGACCCTGGAGCCGGGCGTGCTCATCTGCGACGAAAGCACCGAGTCTATGACCCAGGAGCTTGCCTACCAAGGCAAGATCTGCCGCTATGACCATCTCTGCGGCGGAGAAGTCGACGAGTCTGCCCTTTCTGCTATCCGGGCGCAGCAGCTGGATATCGACCCCATTTACATTGTGTTTACCTCCGGTTCTACCGGCGTACCAAAGGGCGTTATGGCTTGTCATCGCAGCGTGATCGACTACATCGAGCAGCTGTGCAAGGTAATGAAATTTGACGAAAACACCGTCTTTGGCAATCAGACACCCCTGTATTTTGACGCCTATCTCAAGGAGGTCATTCCCACTCTGAAATACGGCGCTACCACGGTGCTGATCCCCAAGCAGCTGTTTATGTTCCCCATTAAGCTGGTGGAATTTTTAAACGAACACCGCATCAACACCCTTTGCTGGGTGGTGTCTGCGCTGACTATGATCTCCTCCTTCCGCACCTTCGATACGGTAAAGCCGGAGCATCTGCACACCATCGCTTTTGCCAGCGAGGTGTTCCCCATCAAGCAATTCAAGCGCTGGCGCGAGGCGCTGCCAAATGCCCGCTTCATTAACCTCTACGGTCCTACGGAGACCACCGGCATCTGCTGTTACTATGAGGTGGACCGGGAATTTGCCGACGACGAGACCCTGCCCATCGGCAGACCCTTCCCCAACACCCAGATCCTGCTGCTGGATGAAAACAATCAGCCGGCAGCTGTGGGTCAACAGGGTGAGATCTGCGTCCGGGGCACACGGCTGACCCTGGGTTACTACCGCAACCCTGAGAAAACTGCCGAATCCTTTGTGCAAAACCCCCTCAACGACCTGTATCCGGAGCTGATCTACCGCACCGGCGATCTGGGGCGCATGAATGACCGGGGAGAGCTGGAATTTGCCGGCAGAAAAGACTACCAGATCAAGCACATGGGTCACCGCATCGAGCTGGGCGAAATTGAGGTTATTGTGAATATGCATCCTCAGGTGCGCAGTGCCTGCTGTATTTTTGACAATGTTAAGAAAAAGATCGTGCTGTACTACACCGGCGATCTGGCGCTGGCGGAGCTGACGGACTACATCAAGAGCAAGCTCCCCCGTTACATGATCCCCAACGTCACCCGGCAGCTGGACAACCTGCCCCTGACCCCCAACGGAAAGATCGACAGAAATCTTCTGAAAACTATGTACGAACAGAAATAAGGAGAAAAACTATGGAAGCATTGCTGAGTATTTTAAGTGAACTGCACCCGGAGGTGGATTTTGAAACCGAAACCGGTCTCATCGACAACAAGGTGCTGGATTCCTTTGACATCGTCACCATCGTGGCAGAGATCGACGCAGAATACGACGTGCAGATCCCGGCGGTAGAGCTGACCCCCGAAAACTTCAATTCCGCCCAGGCGCTGTATGCCCTGGTGGAAAAGCTGATGGACGAATAATATGCAGTTTACGTCTGTTAGCTTTTTGCTGTTTGCGGCGGTGCTGTTGGCGCTGTACTACCTGTGTCCCAAGAAAGCACAGTGGGTGCTGCTGCTTGCTGCCAGCTGGGTGTTTTACCTGTGGGCAGGTGTGGAGTATGCCGTATTTTTGGCGTTTACTACCCTCTCCACCTACGGCTTCACCTATTGGATAGGGGCAAACCTGCAAAAACAGGATACCTATTTAGCAGAGAACAAGGCCGCTTTGTCCCGTGAGGAAAAGAAGGCATACAAGGCCAAAGTAAAAACCAAAAACCGGGTACTGCTGACGGTGTGTCTGGTGGCGAATTTCGCCATACTGGCAGTGTGCAAATTTTGCCTTGCAGAGCCATTCCGCTCTGCGGCGCAAGGTACATCCCTGTCCTTTCTGACCCTGGGTCTGCCCCTTGGCATTTCCTTTTATCTCTTTCAAAGCATGGGGTATGCGGTGGATGTATACCGGGGCACAGTGACGGCAGAGAAAAACTTTTTCAAGCTATCGCTGTTTGTTTCTTATTTCCCCCAGCTGATTCAAGGCCCTATCAGCCAGTTTTCTCAGCTGGCACCCCAGCTGTATGCACCCAAGGCCTTTGACGGCAAGGAATTTTCCTTCGGTCTGCAGCGGCTTTTATGGGGCTACTTTAAAAAACTGGTGATTGCCGACCGGATCGCCGCCGCGGTGGTGGCACTGAAAGCGCCGGAGTTTTCCGGCTTCGGCTTTTTCCTGCTGACGGTATTCTACGCGGTGCAGATCTATGCGGATTTCACCGGCGGCATCGATATGGCGCTGGGTCTTTCCCAGGCGTTGGGCATTAAGCTTCCGGAGAACTTTATTCGCCCCTTCTTCTCCAAAAACATTGCCGAATACTGGCGGCGGTGGCACATCACTCTGGGCGAATGGATGAAAAGCTACATCTTCTACCCCATTTCCGTCAGCCAGCCCATGCTGAAGCTAAGCAAGTCCGCCCGGGGTAAGCTGGGCAATTTCGGCAAGCGATTGCCAGTGTATGTTGCTTCTGTGGCTACCTGGTGTGTTACCGGCATCTGGCACGGCATCACCCCCAATTTTATTCTGTGGGGACTGATGAACTGCTTTGTGATCGTGGTGTCCGAGGAGCTGCAACCGGTTTACGAACGCTTCCACAACCGCTTCCACCTGAAGGAAAAACGGTGGTACGGCGGCTTTGAAATACTGAGAATGTTCCTTCTCATGAACCTGATCCGCATTGTGGATCTGTTCCCCCAGGTGGGTACTTATTTTGCCAAGCTGGGCAGTTTGGTCACTACCTTCAATTTCCACATTCTGTGGGACGGCACCATGGGCAAGCTGGGTCTGACCGGTCTTGACTACGGCATTTTAGGCTTTGGCATTTTGCTGATGTTCGGTGTCAGCCTCTTTGAAGAAAAGAAGGGCAGTGTCCGGGATTTCCTGTGGCAAAAACCCATTTTGCGCTACGCCCTTGTGCTGGGACTTTTGGTGTGCGTGCTGCTGATGGGCAGCTACGGCATCGGTTACAGTGCCAGCAGCTTTATCTACAACCAGTTCTAGGAGGTCAGTATGAAGAAAAAACTTACACTACTGGCCGCCCTGGCGGTTTCTCTGGCAGTGCTGCTTTTACTGCAAGCGCTGCTGATGCCCAAGTATATGACAGGCAAAAACAAAGAGGGCGCGCTGATCGGAGAATACTACAAAAACGCAGGAAATAACGATGTGGTTTTCATCGGCGACTGCGAGGTTTATGAGAACTTCTCCCCCATTACCCTTTGGGAAAACCACGGCATCCCCTCTTACATCCGGGGCAGTGCCCAGCAGCTGATCTGGCAATCCTATTATTTAATGGAAGAGACCTTCCGGTACGAGACTCCCAAGGTGATGGTGTTTAATGTGCTGTCTATGAAATACGACACACCCAAAAGCACAGGCAATCAAAGCCAGCGTGAGGCCTACAACCGGATGACCCTGGACGGCATGCGCCTGTCCAAATCCAAGTGGGATGCCATTTTCGCATCCATGACCGAGGAAGAGCAAAAGTGGGAAGCGCAGTTTAGCTATCTGTTCCCCCTGCTTCGCTACCACGACCGATGGTCGCAGCTGACCGGGGATGATTTTAAGTACTGGCTGCGCAAAGAGCAGGTTTCCGACCAGGGCTACCTGATGCAGGTGGGCGTAAAGCCCTTGCAGGACGAGCACGTGGAGCGCCCTCTGGTGGACTACACCCTGGGCGAAAACAGCTGGTACTATCTGGATAAGATGGTGGAGCTGTGCGAGAAACACGGCACACAGCTGGTGCTGATCAAAGCACCGGCGCTGTCACCGGTATGGTGGGAGCAATGGGATACGCAGGTGGAAAAGTACGCAGAAGAAAAGGGTCTGCTGTACATCAACATGCTGGACTACCAAGAAGAAATCGGCATCGACTGGTCCACCGACACCTATGACACCGGCTTGCACTTGAACGTTTACGGCGCGGAAAAAGCCGCGGACTGGTTTGGAAATATCTTGCGTGAAAAGTGCGGTCTGACTGACCGCCGCGAGGATGCCGCCCTGTCGGATAGCTGGGCAGAAAAATGCGAAACCTATCACCAAAGAAAAACGGCGCTTGAGGCGCAATAAGGAGAAAACTATGAAAAAGCTTTTGATCGTGGCACTTACGCTGTGCGTTCTTTTGAGCCTTGCCGCCTGCGGCGCAAGCACCGCACCGGAGGGTACTGTGGGTGGTAACGCTAACACCGCAACCACTCCCTCCGCTCCTGTGGAGGACGGCTTTGCCTTCACCTACAAGGGCACGGAAATTACCCTTCACGCTCCTGCTGCCCCTATTGTCGCTACACTGGGCGAGCCGGTGAAATACACCGAGTCCACCAGCTGCGCTTTCGAGGGACTGGACAAGTCCTACTACTACGGCAGCTTCTATCTGGAGACCTACCCCAAGGGAGATGAGGACTTCGTGTACGGCTGGTGGTTTGCCGACGACAGCGTCACCACCCAGGAGGGCATCTACATCGGCGCTACCCAGGCTGAGGTAGAAAAGGCCTACGGCGCAGAGTGCTACAACGGCACCAACGCCTTTACGGTAAAGAAGGCCGACGGCACACTGACCGTGATTCTGGAAGAGGGCATTGTCACCTCCATCCAGTACGCCATCAACGTGAACTAATGCAAAAGGCTCCCTTGTGTAAAGGGAGCCTTTTTAGATTGTATTATATCTTTTTCCAGGTTCTTCTGTTGAACAGGATCAGCACCGGCAGGATCTCCAGTCTGCCCAGCAGCATGGTCAGGGTCAGCACGACCTTAGACACAGTGCTGTATCCGGCATAGCTGGCGTAGGGTCCTACCGCCTCAAAAGCCGGTCCCACATTGGAAATACAAGCTATGGTTGCCGAAAAATTGCTGAAGAACCCATGCTTGACTTCATAAGTGCCGGCATCCGAGACCACAGTCAGAGTCTGTCCGTTAACCGGATCAAAAGCCAGCAGCAGCTGCACCGTCAGCAAAATAAAGAAATACAAGGTGATGAACGCAAACACATCGTTGATAGTTTTCGTTTCCAAGGTTTTTCCCTCAAACTTTGCCTTCGGCACATAGCGAGGGTTAATGAGCTTTCTGACATTGATGTAAGCGCCCTTGAGCGCAATGATGATTCTGGACACCTTGATGCCGCCGGCGGTAGAGCCTGCCATCGCGCCGATAAACATAACTATGACCAATGCCATTTTACCCAGCATGGGCCAAACATCGTAGTCGGTGGTGGTATAGCCGGCGGTGGTCATAAGGGATGCCACCTGGAACAGGCTATGCCGGAACGCTTCCTCGGTGGTATAGGTCTGAGAAAACGCCTCAAACCGGCCCATCAGACTCAGAAATACAGTGCCAACCGCCAGAGCCAGGATCAGGAAATAGCTTTTGAATTCCTCGCTGCGAAACACATCTCTGACCTTGCCGATAAGCAGCAGATAGTAAAGGCTGAAGTTGACACCAAACAGAATCAGGAAGATAGCTATCGCATACTGGGAGAAGGGGTGCAGCAGCTCCATACTGCCGGGGATAAAGCCAAAACCGCCGGTGCCTGCGCTGCCGAAGGTGGCCAGGAGACTAAAGAAGAACTGCTCGTTCTCATAGCCGGGGATCGGCTTGTCCAGCATCAGAATGATGACCTCCAGAACCGTCATACCCAAATAGATCAGGTACAGAATCCGGGTGGTAACCTTCATTCTGGACACCAGCTTGCCCACCTGGGGTCCGGGGCTTTCCGCACGGAGCAGGTGCATGGAGGAGCCATCCTTGCTCTCCGGGATGAAGATCAGCACGAAGACCAGAATGCCCATGCCGCCGATCCAGTGGGAAAAGCTCCTCCAAAAGAGCGAGGAATGGGATATCACGGTAATATCTGTGATCACGCTGGAGCCTGTGGTGGTAAAGCCGGACATTATCTCAAAGCAGGCGTCAATATAATTGGGAATGTCGCCGTTGATTACAAAGGGAATCGCACCAAACAGGGTCATTACAATCCATACCATTGCCGTCAGCGCAAAGCCTTCTTTTTGGTAGAGGTTATCCCGTTTCGGCTTTGGGATCTGCAGCAGGAAGCCAATGACCGTAACTGCTATGATCGGGATTAAAAACGCAAGGATATGTACCAGGGATTCTTTGTAGATAAGGCTGACCGCAAGAGGGGCCAGCATCAGTATGCCCTCAAGGATCATAATTTTACCAAGAATCTTTCCAAGTTTCTTGTAGTTCATAGCATTCCACCTTATTCAAACGCATCGTTCAAATCGTCGAAGTTCTTGTGGGTCGTTACCACGATCACATTGTCACCCAGTTGGATTTGGGAATCGCCGTTTGGGATGATGACTTCATTCTGGCGAATGATACAGGCAACCAGACAGTTCTTCTTGATCTTCAGTTCCTTCAACGGTTTGTTATAAAACTTCTCCTGCTTCTTTGCAGAGAACTCTAATGCTTCCACCTGATTGTTTACCAGTCGGTACAACGTCAGCACATTACTGCCAACCGTGTTGGCAAGGGCGCGGATATAGCTGATAATCATGTTTGCAACAACCTGCTTGGGAGAAACATTGTTGTCGATACCCAATTCATCCAGCATACCGTAAAGATCATCACTCTTGATTTGGGTGATGGTCTTTCTCACGCGCTTCTTATTGGCAAACATAGATACGATGATATTCTCTTCGTCAATGTCCGTCAAGGCAACAAACGCATCCATCGCCTCAATGCCTTCCTCAATCAGAAGGTCATGCTGTGTGCCGTTGCCGCAAACCACTGTCACTCGGGGCAGATCTTCCGCAAGCTCTTCTGCATGCTTCATATCCTTTTCGATCAGCTTGACAGTGTACTTTTTCTTCGACAGAGAGTCCGCAAGATAATATCCAATCCGTCCGCCGCCAACGATCATCACATTTTTGAGGGGTGATTTCTCAAGATGCACCTCTGCCAAAAAATCACCCAACATCTTTGCATTGGAGGTAACGTGGATCCGGTCACCTTCCCGGATCTCAAAGCGACCGGAGGGAATGATCACTTCATCGCCGCGTTGAACAGCGCAGATCAGCACTTTGGTGGTGAGCTTCTGTCCAAGGGAGATCAGCGTCTCACCAATCAGAGAGCAGCCCTTTTTCGCGACTACCTCCACAAGAGAAACCTTGCCCTCTGCAAAATGCTCGATCTGCGCAACAGACGGAAGGTTTACAATGTTGAAGATTTCATCAGCTGTTTCCCGCTCGGGATTGACCACCATGGAGATTCCCAGATCATCCTTCATATCGATGATTTGCTTTCTATAGTCGGGATTCCGGACGCGGGCAATTGTGTTTTTCGCACCTACCCTCTTAGCCACCATGCAGGCAAGAATATTCAGCTCATCGCTGCGGGTCAAAGCGATCACCAGCTCCGCATCTGCCACACCCGCTTCGTTCTGAATGTCCATGCTGGCACCATTGCCCACAACACCCATTACGTCGTATTTTTCAATCAGGTTCTCGATGCGGTTTTTATCCTCGTCGATGATCGTAATGGTATGCTCCTCGCCGGAAAGATTTTTCAGGATGGTCTTTCCAATGGTGCCAAGACCGATAATAACGATTTTCATAATCCACACTTCCTGTCATTTTATGTTGGATTTTCCTATGCCATATTGTAACACAGCATTCTCTTATTTTCCACTATTATATTATCTAAGGGACAAGTGCTCTTCCTGTTGGGATCCTCGATGTTCACCTTGCTGACGGTGCAGCTGCGTCGCCCATCGGTCCCTGCCACTCGCTCCCCTCGCTTCATCCGCCACCGGCGGCGCTCCCATCGCTCCCCTGTTGCGGTGCCTTGCTTTGTTCGCAAGATGCCGAATGCTCAATACCGTAATACGAAAACACAAAGAGAACCGACCTTGTGGTCGGTTCTCTTTGTGTGGTCCGGACGACAGGATTCGAACCTGCGGCATCTTGCTCCCAAAGCAAGCGCTCTACCAAACTGAGCCACGTCCGGATATTTATTAAATTGTAATAACTGAAGTAAAAGCAAGCGCTCTTCCTGTTGGGATCCTCGATGTTCTCCTTGCTGACGGTGCAGCTGCGTCGCCCATCGATCCCTGCCACTCGCTCAGGTCGCTTCATCCGCCACAGGCGGCGCTCCCATCGCTCCCCAAACTGAGCCACGTCCGGGAATTGAACACCTCGCTATTATACACGAACGAAAAAGAAAATGCAATCCCAAAATGCGGCGGTGATTGCATATTTCCAAAAACTGTGCTATACTGTATAGCAGTTTTTAAAAGGAGCACACGAAAATGAAACGAATCTTTGCCCTTTTGCTGAGCATCCTTACCGTGCTTATGCTGTTTGGCTGTTCCGCAGCAGAAACCGGCGTCCAGGTCTACACCGTGGAAGAGAAGGTCAATTCCTCGACGGTTAACCAATGGAAGACTCTCTATCTTTTGGATGAGGATAATTACACCTTTACGGTCTACGCACTGGACCCTGTGGACGGAAAGACCGTGATCGTGGACTTCTTCATGTCAGGCAAATATACCAAAAATGAAAACGGCACAGTGACTATTCATGCCGGCCATGGCTACGCAGACATGCTCCACGGAGATATTCCGGTGCAGATGTCCGTCCAACCGGATGCCAACGGCAACATGTACAATCTGTACTGGGAGCTGGTTGGCGAGTTTGATACCTTTATTTTAAACAAGAACGGCACGTGGACAGGAGCATAAAGCAATGAGTTTTGTAAAAGGCTGGAAGCATTTTGTCACCATTACCCATCATCGCTGGCTGGTACGGCAGGGATGCTTTCGGGTGGGGCTGATCCGGCAGGGTCTGACCCACGATCTGTCAAAATATACGCCTACGGAGTTTTTAAGCGGTGTGCGGTATTTTCAGGGAACACGCAGTCCCAATACCGCTGAGCGTGAGGACAAAGGCTACAGCGAATCCTGGATGCACCACAAGGGTCGTAACCGCCATCATTACGAATATTGGTCGGATCTGAGTTTGGAGACACGGCGTTATGAGTATGTACCCATGCCCCGGAAATACCTGGTGGAAATGGTCATGGATCGCAGAGCCGCCTGCATGGTCTACCAAGGGAAAGATTATACCCCCGGCTCGGCACTGGAGTATTTGGAAAAAAGCCGGGAAAAATCCTTTATGAATCAGCAGACCCTTAAAGAGCTGCAGTATATTCTGACGATGCTCCGGGACGAAGGAGAGGATGTCACATTCCGCTACCTGCGCAACCACGTACTGAAGGGAAAGCCCTTTCCCTGGGAAAATTCCGGAGATAATGCATAAAAACAGATATCCCGGGCAAACTGCATTTGCCCGGGAGAAACTTTGGAAAAATGGAAAAAAGTGCTTGACATTTTTCGCCCCTTAGGTATAATAATATCCGTGCTTGATACACAGAGGATTAGTGTAACGGTAGCACACCGGACTCTGACTCCGTTTGCGGGGGTTCGAATCCCTCATCCTCTGCCAATAACACCACCGATTTTCGGTGGTGTTATTTCTTGTTTTACCCTATTTTGCTGTGTTTTCCGTACATTTTAAGATATTTTTGTATTGTTAGCGGTTTACTAAATGGCAACGCAGAATAGAAAAAGGCAACAAAAAAAGGCAGTTGGCACCCAAAATGGCAACGGATTTGGCAATGAAACCGCCCCTCCCTGGAGCAGATCCAGAGAGGGGCATTGCTATTATTCTGCCTGTTTCTTATTGTACTGTGCAGAGCTGATACCCAGCAGAACACCAAGGAAGGTGTCTACGGCGGTGATGGTGCCGACAACCTCTTCACCGTAGGGAAAGCCCCAAATGCCTGCCAAGGCAAAGTACAGTGTTGCGATGGCCGGCAGACAAACCATTGCAATCCACTTCAGTACATCATACATCTTGTTGCTCATACGCATCTCCTTACTTGTTGTAGGTGCCAAGCACATTGCGCTCAGCACGATCTTCGGTGCGCTTATTCATCCACATCAGTGCTTCCTCGATGTGGGTCAGAGCGCAGGCGTTCTCCCGGCAGGCAAATTCACCAGCCTGGAATTGCTTCAGCCGGTCGCGCACGATCTCCAGCAAATCTACGTCCAAGACACCGACCGTGCTGCCCTCTTCATTTCGGGGGCCGTGCTGGAATTGGATCTCCGCCACAACAACTTCTTCGTGGGGACAGAACTTGTCCTGTCTTACAATGTATCTGTGGCAAGCGCCACCAGCTCCCGGATCATCTCCTCGGAACACCTGGTGCAGATTGTTGCGCTTCTGGATCGTGCTCAGTTTCTGTTCACTCATTTGGCATAATCTCCTTAGTTTGTAGGTTTATGATACTGTTCCAGATCGCTGATCCGGTGGTTTATCACCTTGATCTATTCTTCTACCACCGGCATGCGTTTGGCAAAACCGTTATGCTCTCGGACTTCTCGGGTCAGCTCTTCCATTTGGGACTTCATAACGGCTTGGGCAATCTCTTGGCTTTTCTCGCTCTTCCTTGCAGTGGATCTGCAGGTAACCACAACTCCAATCAGCGACAGGCCGCCGGTGATCAATGCCACAACAATGGCTTTACTCACTATCACACCCCCTATAACCGAGTGCTTGGCGGAGTTCTGCCATCTGGATATCCCACCATTTCAACCGTTGGCGGCAGGGCGTGTCGCACCATTCACGGCAAGGACATTCCAAGCAGGGATCTTTGTCCATCACCGGCCGTTCGTGTGGAAGCTCATACTGGAAGTGTTCTCTCTTGCCACGAAGGTCCATAGCATACCACGCAAAGCGGTTGATATCTTTCCACGCTTTCAGGAACCACCGTGGGAACCGTTCGCAGGTATCACACGCAAAGTCAGTGCGGGCAAGATTGCATCCTCGGCAGGGGCATTTCTTACTATTGCACAACAGAAAACACTTCCTTCCTAACATTCGATGATGTTGAATTTGAGGTTCTTATACCCCCCAGTAGCGTAGTCTCGCAGGGTGATGCTCCGTTTTGATGTGTAAGCATGTGTGGAAGATACAGACCCATCCGGATTCCTGTACTCAAAAATGAAAGTTGCTTTTCCTTTAAACAGATCTTGTATATATGTGTAATCCTCAGCGTCAAGAACCGCATAAACAAATTCCCATGTTTTCACAGCTGATCGGATAATTATGCGATGCATATATCCAGCTTCGTCTCTGCCGCTTGCAGGACTATCTAAGTCATTTTCTGTGATATTAACATTCATATCAGGAGCTAGTAACGGTTTTCCATCAATGAGGTATTCATAGCAAAATTCTCTTTTCACAACCACCCTCCTCCTTGCATTACAGCCCTCTTTCTATTCTCTTCTTCCCACATATCGTACAATCTTCTGCTATCTATACCTGTATTTACACCATATATAGCTTCCAGAATTTCTTTCAGTACATCTACAACAGCTTCAAAGCACTGGACCATGTCGCCGTAATGACTGGCCATAGCTTTAGCTAGTGTCTGCTCGATGATGGACTGAGGAGCTACGATCTCGGGGTTATGGCTTGCGCCTGAATACTCACCCATCATAGCGAGGGTTGGCTGCGTGATAACGCCACCGTTGGCAAGCATGGGGATCTGGGGAGCAGTGATGGTCTTCAGGTTAAAGCCGAAGGTCTTACCACCCAGAACAGGTACCCAGTCAGGCACATCCCATTTCAGCTTGTTCATTGCTTTGATGATGGTATTGATACCGGAACACACACCGGAAATCAGACCATTGATAAAACCGATAACACTGTTGATGGTGCCCTTAATGGCATCGACAATGCCGTTGAAAATGCCGACAATTCCGTCCCAGGCTCTGCCCCAGTCGCCAGTGAATACTCCGGCAACAAAGTCAATCAGGCCGCCCAGTACATCGATTACCAAGCCGATGGCGGTACCCACAATATCACCGATGAAGCTGAACACAGCACCGACAGTTTCTTTCAGTGCGACCATAATAGGCTCAATCAGCTTCCAGACAGCAGCAATGATATCACCGATACCGGAAACGATCTCCTGCACTTTGCCGCCCTTTTCGGTGAACACCTGTCCGACCTTCTCAAAGATTTCTTTCAGGCCTTCCAGAGCGATCATAGCAACATCTTCGATGAATGCAATGACAGGCTCAAGTCCAGCCATAAGTCCGTCTAGGCCTTCCATGACAGGCTTGAGGATGGCAGATAATGCATCGAATGCGGCAGTGAACACATCGACCGATGCAGGTACCGCATCTTCGATGGCCCACTTGAGGATAGGCTTCAGCACGGTGTTGTAGACTTCCGCCAAGGCACCTCCTACCAGCTCTGCGAAATCCCATACAGATTGCCAAAGCCCTTGCAGGGATTCCGTGGCGGCAGAGAAGTCAATACCTTGCAACGGTGCGAATCCGGATGCAAATCCGGACACCAGCTCTAAAATGCCGTTAAATCCTTCCGTCAGGGACTGTTTATACTGCTCCCAGTTGATACTGGTGAAGATACTGGTAATACCTTCGCCGATACCACTACCTAGAGAAGTCCAGTCCATGTTGGCAAAGAAGGTACCAACAGAGGTAATGAGTGTATTGAGGGATTCTCCGATTGTGGATCCTACAGCACCCCAGTCCAGATTCTGGACAAAGCCGTTGATACCTTCCACCAAACCGGAGATCCAGGAAGATGCTTTCTTCTGGATATTGGGCCAGTTGATAGAATTCAAGCAGCTGTTCAGTTTCTTGGACAGAAGCGCACCTACATCGCCCCAGTTGCCTGCCTTGACGGATTCCATAACAGAATCGAGGAAAGAACTTTGCCCTTGGAAATCAAAGTTAGGCTGTACCTCAGCAGCACCACCGCCACCACCGGAACTGTCGTTGCTGTCAAGCTTCTGGATCTCATCGAAACCAGCAAGGCTGGCCATAGCCTTCTTGGCAGCGCCGGCAGTGCCTTGGATCTTCTTTGCGGCACTGGACATGGAAGACACTGTTTTTCCGGTAAAGAAAGAGATCAGCCGGGTTAAGTACGAAAGGACTGTAGCAGCACCGTTGGCCAGAGCCGTGAGTGCCGGTGTGAGCATTTCCACAATAGGCTGTGCAGCTGTCATAGCCGCACCCTTTAGGTTGGCAAGTGCATCCTTCATTTCCGAGGAAGAACTGACAGCGGTGCCTAGATAGTCAGTCATTTTCCGCAGCGCAGAGCTCAACAGGTTAAACACCAGCGCTCCGGAAATGATGCTTTTCAACCTGGTGCCAAAACGGCCCGCAGACTTGCCTGCAGAGGAAAGCTTGCTCTTAATGCCGGTTACGGCCTTACCAAAACCGCCAGCCATTTTCTTTGCACCGGAAAAAGCTTTGGAGAACGCATTCTTCATACGAGCGGCAGACTGCTCGTGAGCCTTTGCAGCGGCTTGTGCGGCCTTTTGCTGGGCGGCCGCTTCTTTCTGTGCTGCAGCTTGATTCTCGATGGAAAGGCGTTTCTTTGCTGCTTCAAGTCGCTCATATAGCCGTTCCTGCTCAGCAACAAGAGCATTTGCTTCCTTACTGTTTGTAGGGGTGATTCCGCTTTTAGCAAATTTATCTAAATCAGAATTTACAGTTTCAAGTGCTCGTTCTAATTCATCTACTTTTGCCTGTGCGTTAGCAACTGATTTACTGAAAGATCTCTCGATAGAACTTTCCACCTTCTGCCCACAGCTGGCTGCGCTGTTGGAAACGGACTGAAAAGCCCTTTTGGTGGAAGTTTGCATTTTGCCGGCAGCTCGCTCCATTGCTCGCGCAGGCCCATTCGCAATGGTATCGCCCAGTTTGGCGACCTTGCTAATTGCTTTGTTTACAATAGAACCGATTGCCGTCTCCATGCCGGAGAATGATTTTTTTGCGCTTGCAGTAGCCTTGCTACTTAGGTCCGATACCTGTTTATCGATAGTATCCCTGACCACAAGATCAAGAAATACCGAACCTACACTTCCATCAGCCACTCTTACCACCTCCAAACGCACTTGCGAGCATTCTCTCCAGCTGTTTCATCTGCTGTTCCATATCCTCTGTGGACTGCTGCGACATTCTCTTTGCCTTAAAGGCATTCCAGTCTGCCCGGATCTGTCGCTGCCACGGAGAGAATTGGGAAATAACCTTCTGATCTGTTTCTGTTCGTACTGCCACCACACGCCCCAACGGAGTATCGTCCATCAAGCCGCTGACCAATTTGGACCATTCCGAGTACGACAGATCTCCCTGCTGGCTCGGAAGGATCCCATATTGGGTGGCAATGCTCTGCTCGATCAGGACTTTGTCATAATCCTGATCGTAGGCAGCATCTTGGATATTATTTCTCTTTGTCCTGAAATCGGTCAGCGATTACATCGGCATCTTCGCCGGTGACCGCTGCCATAACCAGCTCAAACATCCGCTGATATGCCTTGTGGGGCATATTCATATCGTCGATCTCCTTTGCGGCCTTGGGACCCAGAGCGAGTGTCAAAGCCTCGGAAATGCTGCCGTAGGGATCATCGGAAATGTTTTTAGATATCTCCTGGATCTTCTTGACGGTCTTGACCCGATCATCGACAGGATAGACCTTGTCACCAATACGGATCTCGGAGGTTTCGGTCAACAGTTTGTTATCGAGGGTGTACATCTTACCCATAGTTAATTTCTCCTTTCACGAGAAACCCCCACCCCGCCCAGGGGTGGGGGCATAGTGTAAAAATATGGAACTGCCTTACGCAGCAGCGGGGGTGTATTCGGGCTTTCCGTTGGACATGATGTCCACTTCCAGAGCAGCCACATTACGGCTTTCACCGCTGCCGGGGTTGGTAACGCTAACCACACAGGGGAAGGTCAGCTTTGCGCCGCTGGGGAACTCCCACTCAAAGTGGCCTTCGCAGTCTGCGCCGGTCTTCCATGCCTTCTCAGCAATGTAGTCATTGCCAGCATCACCGACACAGCGCTTGCCGGACAGGGAGATGGTCAGAGCCTTGCCAGTTACCATGCGCTTCAGCCAGCCTTCGGCTTCCATGGGGCTCCACTCTTCCACGTTACCATCGATGGAAACAGAGAAGTTTTCCATTTCGGCAATGGTGTTCACATTTTCGGCACTGTCTCCGATCTTGAACTTGTTCTTAAAAACAGGGTACACGCCGGTCATTCATTTCACTCCTTCATGTAGGTGATAGTAAGATTGATGGTGTACTCAAACACGCCATCTCCGCCCCGTCCCATAGGCACAGGGCCAGAGCCGGGATCAACAAAGGAAACTGTAGCACCGTCCATATCGGCGTTTGTGAGGCCGTAGAACAGCTTCCAGAGTGCCTGT